GGTTCATACATTGCTCGATGCTACCTTCTGGTAGACATGGGTGAACAGATGACCAATGGGCCGTATGGCGAAAAGATTCAACACAAGATTCGATTTGCTTGGGAAGTCTTTGGTGAAGATGATGACGGAACACCTTTGACAATTGAAGGAGACGGGCAAATGAAGCCAATGACCATTGGTAAGACCTATACCCTATCCTTAAGCGTAAAAGCTGGTTTACGCAAGGATTTGGCATCTTGGCGGGGTCGTGACTTCCACCCTGAAGAACTTGCTGGCTTTGACATTAGTGATGTTATTAATGCTTACTGCATGTTGAACATCACTACCAGTGAAAAAGATGGCAAGAAATACACCAACATTGCCGCTATCACGCCATTGCCAAAAGAGTTCAAGAACATGAAACCAGAGGCTTGCCATGAGCCTGTCAAGTTTAATCTTGATGAACCAGATTGGGACACTTTTGAGACATTGCCTGATTGGTTAAAAGACTCAATTAAAACTTCACCACAATACGCTGAAGCAGCATCCATGAGCAAGGGTTTCTAATGACTTCGCTCTATCAACTTACAAGTGATTTCCGCAATCAGCTTGACGACTTGTTTGATGAAGACGGTGTTGCCAAGCCTGAGTTTGAGGAATTCCGTGTTCAACTTGGCAGCAAAATCACACAAGTTGCCGCCTACGTCCTAAATACTGAACTTGAAGCAGAACAAGCTAAGTTTGCAATCAAACGAATTAAGTCATTGCAAACAGCTAAAGAAAACAAAGCGGAAAGGCTTCGTCAGTATCTTGCTGACAACATGAAGTTTTCAGGTATCAATGAAATCAAAGCAGATGATGGCTCATTTGAAGTCAAGCTGTACATTGATCGAGATACTTCTATTGAGATTGAGGAAGGAGCAATCTTTCCTTTAAAACTTTGCAACGACCCAAAGCCGCCAGAACCAAGCAAAACCAAAATCAAGAATGCTATTCTTGCTGGTGAAGCTGTAAAGGGCGCTCAGATTGTTCGCAAAGATCGTTTGCAAATCAAATGATTAAAGGGGGAAAGCAGTTCCCGCACTAAGTGGCATGTGGATATTCCCGCACTTTTTAGGAGTTGTTAGTACCCCACCTACAACATGACAAAACATGAATTTGACCAATGGTTAGAAGAAAATCGTGCAATATTTGACGCCTTTTGTACAGAAGCACTCAAGGTTAAAAATATTGGATTCAAACATTACTCAGCCAGAACAATCATTGAATTTTTAAGACACCATACAAACTTGCGTGAATCATCAGGTGGATTCAAAATAAACAATGATGCTGTTCCACACATGGCAAGAATGTTTGCGGATAAACATCCAGAAGCAAAAAACTTATTTGAATATAGAAAGCCTCCAAATGAATAATGCAGGAAAAGGCAGTTCACCACGACCATTCAGTGTTTCAGACAAGCAATTTCAAGAAAACTTTGACAGAATATTTAAAGGAAAAAATGACAAACGCATTCACAATCGACCTGACGAAGCCAAGCATTGCAATGGAACTACAAAAACAGAAGTCTCATCAAAACAGAATGACAAAGTGGGTTGATAAACAAAGAAATAAAGGAATTAATCCATGCTTCGTTCAAATGAAAAAAAGTCCAGATCAAAAAATACCAAAAATGATGAAGTCATTAAAACCGTAATTGCTGATCTTTCTGTTTGGCCTAAAGTTAAAGATTGGCCTAAGAAAAAACGAGCAATAGCAAAACTTCATGTTGCTTTGCCAACAAGACAACCATTTAAATCAATCCTATTAGATTGTTCAAAGATTAGTTTTGAAGGTGAAATAAAGAAGCAATCAAAAGCATTAAACAGTTAACAAAAGGGCGTAACCATGTCAAACATTGCAACAATAATTTGCGTACTCTTGATTGGAGTAATTTTTGGTATTGCAATATGTTTTTTAATGGTGGCCCTTTTGTTTATGGATTAAGCGTAAGGTCGTGTTCCTTGACGGTCAATTATAAGTTTTGACTTTTTAGGAACATCACTTTCATTAGTGGTAATGGCAACATGCGTCCATCCACCTCCTTTTACGGGGTCAGAAAACTCACGAATCACTTGCTGATAAGGCAATCCGCTGTTGATGATCGCCTTGGTAACTTCATCAGGAGTCATCCCCGGCACACGAATATCAGCAGCACAACCCCTACGATGATCGCTTGTATTCTTTGACCCCACAGCGCTATTCACCGCTTCAGATCGGAACGCTGAATTAACCATAATTGGCTTGCCACCAAGTAACGCTTTTATTTGCTCAAGAAAGTTTGCCAAACGAGGCAAGTTCTCATAGGCATTGATAAAAACTTCTTGCCCATCAACAATACATTTTTCTTTTGTTGTTGGTGTGTTATCTAACTCTCGATGATCGGTATGAGTCAATTCATCAAGAGAAAAATGTGGGGTTAATTGAGTCATTTTGCACCTTTCATCATTGCATCAGTTTTATCTTTAGAGCCTTTGCTGGAGCCAAAGAAAAAGTTAAAGAAACCTGTCAGCACTGTGCCAATTAGCACACCAAGAATTGTGTCTGCCATTCTTACGCCTGACTCTGCAACAGTTCCAAACGTAACAAAAGCAAAGTAAACCATTGCAAAGATTGACCAAACAGACGTAAAGATGTAAATGAAATTCTTTGCCAACCAATCATCTTGCTGGATCGCTGCAATCTGCATAGCACGAGCGTTGGCACGATCTTCATTGTCCAGTTTGGCATATTCCAACTCTAGCTCTTGCAACTTGGCTGTTGCTTCAGGGTCGCCAACAATAGCTTTTGCCACAGCCTCAACGCTGTCAGACACCCCAAACTTAGCAGCCAGAGCTCTAACGGCAGCACCACCCAACGGGCCTGCAACGGCTGTCGCCAGTGTCGGCGCGATGCCTTTGAGTAGGTTAAATAAGTCATTCATCTTTCTTCCTTTCAAGTTTTTCAAGTTTTTGTTCAAAGTCTTTAAATTTACGTTCCATTCTTATCTCGGATTTTCTGGTGTCCATGTACATCTTTAAAAGAACAGGTGTAAATGTCAAAACAACCGCAAGAATTAAACAAGCCAGAACAATCATTCCACGATAAATAAGTTTATCCATATTGCCCACAACTCCAATAGAAACAGCATTGTTACAAACAACCCCATTCCCAACTCAACTCTGTTTGTATATTCCTCATCACGCTTTGAGTTTTCTTGCTGTTTCTTAATTCTGTCTCGTTCTTTTTTCTTAGATCGTTCAACAGAAACCTTTTTGTTCATCTCATTAAACTTAGTCCAAATAGGTCCAAGTTGTGCTGGCGCTCTAACTCGCATTGTCTCGCTTAACTTTAAATAAGCGCTATCAACCTCTGCTTGCAGCGTAGTTAATTCAAGAATCTGTGTTTGGTCAGGGTTGGCGCTTGCAAAAACTTCTTGGTAACGCTTTTCGGTGTACTCAACAAGGTCATGATGGTTCTTAAAAAACACACCCAAGTGCTTGACAAACTGTTGAACAATCTCATTTTCATCAGGAATGTGATCAATGTATTCGTCTTTTTGTGGAGTCGCTGTGCGTGACAAATCTGTTTGTAGAGTCTCCTTTTGATTTGGTGCTCCACTAAACAGACTTTTGATAGTCGCCCAAATTCCACTAACGTCTTCTGCAATTTCTTTTGCGTCTTCAACAGCCTTTTTGATGCGTTGAATTTCAACCTTACCTTCACCAAGAGCTTGGCAACAGTATTGAATACCGCTGTAAGCAGCACGTAATGCAGCAATAGCGGTAAACGGGTCCACATTACTTTAGATTATTTGAAATAGACGCCCAAATAACGCCAGCCATACTTATAAGTATTACTCCACTAGCTTTTAACAAAATACTTTCAAGTCTTTTTAAACGAGCATTTATTTGCTCATAACGAAAAGCACAAACTTCTTCGTGCGTATCAATACGGGCTTCAGTTGTGTTGATCGTTGCCATAATTAGCTTTTCATGATAAATGCCAAAGCATAGTAAGGAGGAAGATTAGCGTTTGTCCCCAACGAGCCTGTTGTAGCGTTGGACACAGAGATACCTGTGGTTTCTTTTGTGCCGGAAGGATTGCCAGTTTGCACAAAGCCCCAGTCATAGTTGGTGTATGCGTTACCAATTTGTCCGGTGTTTCCAAGGCCATAGGTCTTGTATGTGTGAGTGTGGCCGGGGTCTGTGACTGTTGCCGCATGGGTGTGAGACACGACAATCGCATCTTTGCTACCCCCCGTATTTGATACCGCGTAGGAGTTGCCAGCGCCAATCACAAAGCGGTCTGTCAGGTTTGGAGTTCCATTGGCTCCATCACACAAGAACCAACCAGTTGGAATGGTTGCAACAGAACCACTCCACATAATAATTCCACCAGCAGGAATTGCATAAACAGCAGCCGCTACACCAAGGTTTGTTCGTGCGGCTGCGGCAGTGCTTGCGCCAGTACCACCATTAGCAACGGGAACAGCGTTTACAAGGCCATCAGTCGCATCAAGCTGACCTGTTGAGTTAAGGTTGTTAGCAAGTTGAGATAAGTTAAATGCTTGAGTCATGGGGTTCCTTTAGGCAGCGCCTATTCTTGCAAATGTTTGTTGGTTGAACAAGGTTGAGTTGTTATCGTATGCCGTTGCCAAAATAAAGTTTACAGAACTAGCTGTGTAGTCGTAACCAGAACCTTTAGTTAATAAAGCTCCATTGGCGTAAATTTCCATTGAAAGCGGATTGCTTGGGAATGGATAAGTTGTTTGCCCTGCCGTTGAATACGCTGTTGTGTTTGCAATATTACTTGCTGGAACGTTTAAGTTGTTTGGAGCATACATAATAATTGTAAAGCTACCAGTAACAGCGGCTGGAAATCCGTTAATAACATTACCAGAAATGTTGTAATCAATTTCGTTAATCTGCGAACCATTCATGTAAATTGATTCGGCTCCATTTTGAATTCCAATGCCAAAAGCGCCCGTATCAAGTGAAGTTATAGCATTTACGCTAAAGTTATATCTGCTAAATGGAGCGTAATTAGAACCAGCAGAACGATATAAATAAATTGGCAATTCAGCAGTTGCGCCAGATATTGAAGTTGTAAATGTAATTACTTTAGTTGTTCTGTTTACGCTAGAAACTGTATATCCAGTTGGACTTCCTGTATTGGCAAAAGTCAAAACGTCCCCAGCAAGAATGTTTTGCCAAGGCGATGATGAATATGTAACTGTATTAGTTGTGCTTGAAGCTATTGTAATGTTTGTGTTAATGTAAGCATTTGATGTGCTTACGCCTCGCATATAAATAATTACAACCGTTTCTCCAGCAGCACAAGCATTAGCCATAACAACAGTTGATGTTGTTTCTGTGTAATCAGACGTACCAAGTAATAAACCATTACGAAAGACGAAAATCCATCCAACTGTGTGCGTATTGCTAAATGACGTTTGCCCAGAAGTTGCTGTATAAACAGTTTCTGTATAAAAGAATTGATCTTCTTCTAAAAACCCAACAACACGACCATAAATATCAATTGTCAATGTTGCTGCACTAAATGATTTGGTATAAATTCCAGCGCCAAAGTTTAAAAAGTCTTGCAAGTTTACTTTCATGGACCCGTCTGTATTGTTAGTAACTGACAAAAATCCATCATTTTGATTGTTACCAGTTGCACCAGCAACAAGCAATTGACCAGTGCGAACATCAAGATCAATAAAACTTTGCAACGCTCCTGTAGGGTCTAATAAACCAGACCAAATGCTTGTGTCATATTTTGATGTTTCTGTTGGAACAAAAGAACCACCCAAGTTGGTGTAACCAGCGTCGCCAATATTAAAGCTAAATTTTCTGTTTGTTCTATTTGCATACAGCAAATAATTTTCAGTGCCAAAATTAGATGAAGCTGCGTACCAAGTGTATAAAGCTGGATTTGTTCCACCGTTTGCAGTAGGTGAGTTATACAAACCGTAATACGCTTTATTTCTTGGGCTATAACTAAATCCAGAAGTGCCTGTAATGTTGTCAGCATAAGCTACAGCAAGCCAACGTTCAACATATTGCAATGTTGTTGGTCGCCATTGATAAACTGTAGAAGAAGGAGAAAATGGACTAGAACCAACTGAGTTCACCATTCTTACTGAAAAATACCAATCTCCAGACGGAATGTTGGAAAGCGTAACAACTCCCATACTTAATGAGGGGTCGAAAGGACTGCCATTTGGATTAACAACAGTTGTACCAGCAAAAATTCTTTGAGAGTCAGTAGGCGATGAATATGCGCTATACCAAATTTCTGCATATTGAACAATACCAGCAGATGAAGCAGTTACTAAAACGCCAAATGAAGGAGTTGCGGCAGATGGTTGCGAGTTGTTGACAACAGGCGCATACATAATTCCAAAAGTCAATGGAGAACCAATGCCCGTATTTGGAGAAGGAGTAAACTGAGTAATATTTACATCATCAAATACAGCAGGGTTGTATTCCATTAAAGTTAAAGAAACAGTAATAGAACCATCAGAATTAAAATTCTCAACAACTTGACTTGTTCTGAAAAGTTTGTTTGTCCATCCGTAATTAACGTTAGTTAAAGAAACAATGTCTCCTGCTTCATATTGAAGGCCAACAAAGTTAACAGATAGTTTAATTTGCAAATCTTCTCTAGCGCTTTCCAAGAAACGATTAGCAAGAAATTGCGCTCTAACACTATTGTTAACCAATGGCAAGCTAATGGATTGCTTGTTAACAGGCTCATTGGGGTACATCAAAGATGGATTAATTACAGACAAATCATAAGTTGCTGTATTAAATGAATCTTGCGAAGTTGAATCAGGAAACTTTACTTCAGCAATGTTAAAGCTACTTGCAATGTCAATTGGCGTAATTTGAATACCAGAAATAATGTCTGAATCAGTAAGATTTATTTCAGTTGTATAAATTGGCTCTTGGACAATTACTCCCCAAGTTCCATAGATTTCATTGTATTTCAACAAGCAATCACAGCAAGTTGCCATGATTTGTAAGTTAGTCATTATTGACTGAGATGTGTCTAATTGACCATCAAACCTAAACCTTGCTTGTGTTGTAGTGGCTCCTAAATACGTTGTGTAAGTATACAAACCATTTGAATAAGCATTCAATAAATTAAGACTGGCTGTATCAATGTTTGCCAATGGAATGGCGGCTCCATAACGCTCAGAGGTTAGGTAATCTAAGAAACAATCGCCGGGCTTGTATCGACTATTTGTAATCTGAAACTTAGTTTGCTGAATAGAAGTTAAATTTGCTGACTGACTATATGTAATTTTTACGATTGCAAATGCTGCGTTGGTCATCAACTTAGTGGAATCCCATTGATAAACCAAGTTAATATCACTCATCAATGAAATAGCAGAAACTAAACTATTTGCAGGAGCATTAGAGCCATTACTGTACAAATAAATTTCAAGTTTACCGTTTACTGTGGTCTCAGTCAGACCTGTTGATTCATCTAAAAGACCAGTTACTTTATAACGATCAGTTGGGTCAAAGATACATTTTTTACCGCCAAAATACACATCACCAAAAGTATATGTATCTGGTGTTCCACCAGTTTCCGTATTGGTACATTCTGCTAATGTCAACACATAATAAAGTTGTTGATTATCAGATGTGATAGACAAATCAGTAACAATTCCACCAGTGTAAGCAGAACCGTAAATTACAGGGACTTTGTTTGCTCCATTGGGAGAGATTTGGGAGCGACTGCCGGGGTTTTGTTGACTACCAGAAAAATTTTGATTTGAATCTGGACCAAAAGACTTTGCAATGATTGATGAAGCAACCATGTTGATAGCAAAGGCAGTTGCATAAGCCGCCACTCCTCCAGCAACGATATAGCCACCAGCAATCAATTCTGCAACGATTAATGAACCCGGCATATTAGGCCACCCAAAATTCTTCTAGTTTCTTGAACCCAAACTTGTCGTATTGCAAGTCGGGACTGTTTACCATTTTACTGATAATGAAATTGCAAACTCTCCCTTGAGCCTTTAAATCTGCGCCTCTTTGCTGATATTCTGTCAACAATCTATAGCCAGCAGAACTTCCGCGAAACTCAGGCTCAACCCAATAAGCCATCTCTGTTAGCAACAAATGCTTTGGAGACCAAAGACTTGGACTAATCCCTGCAATCAACATTCCAAACAACTTATCAGTCTCAGCTACTAACACAAGACCTTTACCAGCCATTAGTTCGTTAAGCATGATTGTGATGTACTCTGCATTATCCGCTTCTGCTAAAAATGCTAGTGGTGTTTTTTCACGATAATTTCGCAGCATATCCAAGATTGCTGGAATATCAAATGGAGATGCGTCACGAATTAACGGGCGCATTTTTGCCAAAGTAGTAGTTAACTGTTTCAATGTAGTTAACACGGTTCATGGATGTATCGCCAGCGGCAAAGTTTTGCCATGAATTGTTGTTGGTGTAACGTCCTGCTGTCCTGTTTTGAAGAACCAATTGAAAGCTAGAAGCACTAATTGAAATAGTTCCAGCAAACATTCTGATTTCTTCCATCCAATCTTCACTAATTGCAAATGAGTTAACAAATCCATTAAAGTATTGATATAGACCCGTGTTACCTACAGATGAAGTCCAAGGAATGATTGTTCCAGCATTGTTTGTCCAAGGAACCAAAGCTAAAAGATCATTTTCCCAAGCAATTTGGGTTGATGTAAGCAATTGATTGTTTGCATCAAAGAAACCATGCCAAAGTTCAAGTTTTGAACCTTTTATATTTGCGCTAAGAACAATACCAAGCATTGCGGTATCAATGCCAATCATTGTTACCGTAGTTTCGTTTGCTGTGCTTTTAATGTCTCGCTGAACAGATCCAACATTAACAAGTTGACTTAAACCAGCAAAAGTTCCAATTCCAGAAACAGTAATGTTTGTTGGAGTTGTAGCAAACAAATAAACATTACTACCAACAGTAAGCCGCATAAAGTCAGCATACCGAATAGTATTTGTATTTTGTACTGGTGTAATGACGTTCACAGCACAACCTCAATTGCAGAGAACCCACTGTTCCATTGAATAAAACTGTCGTTTGTCATAGGAACAAGCGTGTAAGTTGGATATTCACGCAAAACAACAGGAAAAGTAATTCCTGTGTATGTTGAACCACCTAAAGAAGTTGTTGTTCCGTATTGACCAATCACCGCTGCCAAAGGAGAACTCACAATAGTCATCAAAGGTCGATGAACTGGAATGCTTACAGTTGAACCACCACCACGCTGAACGTCAGCCGTTGCAATGTAAGCGTATCGGTCAACCTGTATAAAGTCACCTGTCTTAACAATGTAAGCAGAACTTGAAATAGAAGGCAATGAACCAAGAACAATTGTTGAACCAGTAGATGCTGTTTGAACTTGACACGCCGCCGCTTGTGGCCCTGTCATGTTGCCTTGATACTGAATGTAATTTAACCAGCCAGTTGAACCAAAATTCAAGTATTGCTCATTGATACGGTCAGCAGTACGCAAAGCAGAAAGCACAGCGCGATTCTGAGAAAGCAACAAATAGTTCATCGGTTTAATGGTGAACTCAAAAGGTTGCACAGTCAAAATCTGTGATGTGCTAATTCTCATATTGCGAGAAAGCATTTGGCCTGCAAACTTGTGGTCATTAATGCCAACCGTTTCAGCGACAGAAAGAATAGTTTGCAAGCTCATGTTTACTCTTTGATAGTCTTATCAGGTTCTGGTAATTGAGCCGCAAGTTTTTGAACTAGCGGATAAGCGCCTGTACCTGTTGGCAATTGATTAAGAACCTGAATGATTTGCGTCAGTTCTTGCTCAAACAATGTAACTGTGATTTCTGTCATATATTTTCCTTGTTTAATGAAGATTCTATTATGCCGTAGCCCAAGGCAGGCCAGAAGCCTTAACAGGGTTACGCTGTGCTTCAATCTGAGAAGCCAATGAAGCCTCTACAGTTGCCTCACCTAGCTTGTCTTTGACCCATGCAATTACTTGGGCTTCAGTCAGGGATTCAAAAGGTGTTGCAGGAGTACCGGCTTCAAAGCCAATAGTGCCGTAGGTAGATGCAAGATGATCGCCGTCTGTTTTGGTGACGTTGTAATGCACAACATTTACAAAACCCGTTGCTTTTACTCGTTCCATTTCGGAAACAGTCCAATTAGTAGTTGTCATTTTTAACCCTTTAAGTTCCAAGGAAGTGCAGATTCATGCACTGAGATTACACCAAATTCAGTGTTTGGCACTGAACACATACCTGTCGTTGTTTTCTTTGATAAATTGTACTTTGCAGTTGTAACTTGTAAATTCCAAGGCACATGAAGACCGCAAACATCTTTACCCTTTAGCGGAACAATGTGATCTATGTGCAACTTTACACCAAATTCTTTTTGCATTTGCTTCTTGCAAAGATAAATGTTTTTTATGTGCGTTTGAATATTGAGATCATCACGGTAAATATTTGCGTCCAAGTATCTTTTATGGCGGATACAGTTGTTTTTAACATTAGATATTTTTCTACTTTCCACTGCACAAGCTGCACATGAATTGGTGCTTACATATCTAACACCAAACCCGCACCCTCTACAAGCACTGCCAGAATAAAACAAATCGCCATTGAGTTTTGCAGCATCTCTAGCATAAGAAAACGCTGTTTTTGTTTTGTAAGAGATTCCAAGTTTTGCTTCGTTTGCACATTTCTTACAGTTAAACCCAAGCAAATGAACAGATGCCGATACAGTGTAATCACCATGTTTAGCGCAAGTCACAACAACTTTTGACTTTTTGGTTTCATAAACCGCCTTCTCGTAGGTGTACCTGCCGCCGTGTACCTTTACGGCTTTGGCGACAAATTCCTCAGTTGTAAGGCGCTTTACCATTTTATTTAAATATGCACAGTAGTGACGAAACCGTTAGAGGTGTTGCGATCGAGTTGGTTAATAGACCAGTTAAATTGAGTTGTCATGATGTTTCCTTTGGGTTATTTGGCGTAAACGCCGTGATAAATAGAACGGGCTTCATTAGCCACTAAACCTGCTAATTCCAAGTCTTTGAAATAACCAATGCTTTTTGTTTTACCACCAGCGCAAACACGCACTAACCAAGCATTAGACTTTTTGTGCCACGATACACCACGGGTTCCCGATGTGTTGTTTTTGCACATTGCTTTATTGAACTGGTTTTGGCTGCGGGTCACATCACGCAAGTTTTCCACGCGGTTATCTTGTCTATTGCCGTTGATGTGGTCAATCTCTTTAGGCAAGTAACCATGCTCAAGCAAGAAAATCAGGCGGTGAACTTTATACACCTTGCCTTGCCATGTTACATGGCGATAGCCAGTAAGGTGGATAGAGCCTGCTTCCTGACCAACAAGGTATTGCTTGTTTGGGTGACTTACTTTTTTCCAATACAGACGACCTTCTTTGTGGTCAAAGTGTTCTGCTACAAGTTCTTGATTCATTATGCTACTGCCAGTGTTGTGACTGTTCCAGATGAACCACGATACTTTAGCGCACCAGATTCAACATACAAAGTACCACCTGCAATATTACCTGTGGGCGCTGTGCCGTTGTAGATCACAATGGCTTTTGCTGCACTTGTTGGGTCGGATGTACCGCCAAGCAACAAGTTACCAACCGCAGACAAAGTAAGAGCCTGAGTGAAAGTGATGGCGTTACCTGCTGTGCCTGAGGGGGCGGTGTACCAGTAATGCACACCACCAGATTGCAAATAACGAGTGGCTGCTTGAGTTGTCTTATATGTCCAGCCACCAGCGCCGTTATATGCGTTACTTAATGAATAATTGTTAAGTGCGGTAATTGCAAAATTTCCAGAACTTGGGCCTTCAAGCGCTGTAATACCACTCCAAGCACTAGGAGTAACTCCCAAGCCTAGGTTGCCTGCGGAGTCTAGGGTGGTACGCAAAACGCCTGCGACATAGGTGTAAAGATTAAATGCACCTTGAGTGTTAATTACACCATTGCCAGATGCGTCAAGACCAAGCAACAAACCATTGCCAGAACCTGCACCAGTAGAGCCATTTGCAACTTGCAAATAATTTGCGTTAGCGCCAGCTTTGTAACTTGTCAAACTGTAATTAGGCGAACTCGTCCCAATACCCAGACCTGTGCTGGTTAGGCGCATTTGTTCAGCGCCGCCAATTTTCCAAGCGTGTTGACCTGAACCGCTGGAATACGTGTTTTCATATGTTGTTACCGTGCCCTGCTGAGTAAGCAGCAAACGGTTGTTGTTTCCGGTGGATGTCTCGTGAATCGTCAGGCCAACACCAGAGGCGGCAAACAAACCTAACGTAGTCCCATCAAACGTCAGCGCACTACCAGTAGTCAGCACCTTAGAACCGTTGAGGTAGGCTACGCCGTCTGCTGTGCCGCCTGTTACTGTTATAGCACCAGCAAAAGTAATATTAATTTCAGAAATAGAAAACGCTGCATCGTAATACGCAAAGTCTGCATCCAGCAAACTTAAAGGAATTGGAGTTGTTCTTGTTGCAAATGTATTTGGGACTGCCATGATCTATCCTTATCGGGTTACTGGTACGCCACGGTTAGCAGACTGATACACAGCCCAAACCGCTTGTTTGTTTTTAGCCAAAAATTGAAGGCTTGATTGTGTATCAATTGCGCTCATACTGGCAATGTATGGACCGTTATAAACAACGCTTGGTCCACCGCCCATTGCGCCATTCATTACGTTGTTAGGAGTAATGGAACCAGATGTTCCAGATGTGAACAACTCAGGACCATTCTCACCGACAAGGTAAGAAGTGCCGGGGGTTACTGTGCCGCCAGCAGCTCTAGCTGGCATTGTTCCAAATCCTCCAGTAACTTTCATCAAGTTATCCATTGAATCGCCGGGCATAGCAGAAGCTAAAGCCGCACTGCCTGAACTGAAAAAGTTAAAACCTCTAAACATTGCAGTAGCTTGCGCCCTCATAGCAATAC